CTTGAGGCACAATAATGTGGTGAATCAAGGATGCAGTCTCAAATAATGGGACTGCTGGCCTATTCACAGAATAGCACCATTTAGTCTCTTTACCTAAGAGACTAAACCTCCCGATGTTAGTCATCGAGTAGGAATCCGTTTCGGATTTCTGGCTTAGTAAAAGCCGGATCCTTGGGTAGTCTAAGTACCCAAGTTCCGTTCCCCGACGCATGGAAACATGCGTGGCGAACGACGGGCCCTGTGGAACCAGGGACCCTTCCTCACAGTAAAACATGAGGCGCCGTGATATGTAAGTATCCGGCTGACTGATCTTAAAACCAGTCTGTTCCAGCACCTCTAAATGGTGGTGGAGTTTCTTTCGCGAACGCGAAAGTACAACCTCGTCGTCGCCGACGAGGGAGTAGACCTGTAAATCACACAGGCGCATACTATAGTCATGAACTATAGTCAGGATGACCTTAGTCATCATGTCACCCATGAACCAGCCACGGGTAGTCACGGTGAGAGAGTAAGTCCCACCACGACGAGGAACGAAAACGAACCTCTTCCCGCAATATAATGTCATTGCGAGAACAGCCAGGCCTAAAGGAAAGCCTGGCTTACAGCTAGCAAGCTGTATTAGTGAGCTCCACACTTGTCGAGCCACATACCGATTACCAAATCGGTACACTCAGATAAATCTGAGGAAAGGGCCCAAATAGGGTCCTCACCCGCCGTTTTCGGTAGGTGTTCCCACATAGTAGACTGTGGGTTTAATGTGTCGGTTAGAAACCGCCACAAGTGCCGGTCGCGGGTCAAACCCGACACGACACCCCGCGACCTAAGGGTCGCGGCAAAGATGTGTGCAAACACACCCATTATCACCTGATAGGCATAAGGTGCCACGGTGATAGTCCGGGCTTTGCCCGGTTCCGCCACACAATGTAGGCGGACACACCTCACCGCAGTGGGGTTGTGAAGCGCATATTGGGTGGCCCAATATACGACATCCCGGGAGTTAGTTAACCTCCTGGGCCGCTCAAGCCTGATAGGCTTGAGATCTTTGGGTTCAAAAATAACCCGAAGGGGGCGGTTCTCAGGAGCCCGCCCAGGCGCACAAAGGCGCCGTAGGTACGCGGATTTACCGCCTACCTGCCTAGTGCTTTCAAAGCACGAGGTTGTTCCCACGCTAATACGAGCATGGGATGCATCGGAGCCTAAGGCTCCG